TTTATTTACAGCAGTCCATGCGTTGTATGCGTTATTTACCTAACAAGCAAGCAATGATAATTGATCACGTTGGTAATTACGTTCGATTTGGCTTGCCAGATGATGATCGCGAATGGAGTTTGACTGGCCGCAATTCAAAAGGAAAAGTAGACGCGCCAGAAATTCATACATGCCAGTATTGCTATCAGGTGTTTTACGAGTGGACGGCAGACAATCGTTGCCCGTATTGTGGGGAACTTAAACCGGAAGCGGATCCGCGTACTGCTGAAGGAAAGAAGCAGATTGAACAGGCTAAGATGATCGAGATTGCAAAACACAAAGTCGAAAAGGGAGATAGTATAATCTCGATATATGAACATTTTAAAGCCAGGAAAACGATGAACATTGGAAACGTTCACCGGCCAATCAACGCGGCTATTAGAAAGAAGGGTGAATGCAGTGATAGGGAACTATCTGAATTTGCGGATTATTTAGGCGTCAAAAAAAGTTATGTGTTCCGTATTTACGCTCACAAGTATTAGTGTTATAATTATCATACAGTAAAGTAATTAATTCATAGTATTGGAGGAATGAAAGATTATGAATAATTCAGTAGAATCATGGAAATCACACCCGGATATTGTAGGGATTGAAGTTAGTTCGTTCGGTAGAGTTCGAACATTAGATAAAGTTACATCCAGTGAAAAATATACACGATTCATTAAAGGACATGTTTTAAAGCAATACGATGACGGACGTGGATATTTACAAGTATGTATTCCCTTTGGTGGGAAATGGGCTAGAAAAAAAGTTCATCGGTTAGTAGCCCAAACGTTCATCGCTAACCCTAACAGTTTGCCAATGGTAAATCACAAGGACTGCAACCGAAAAAATAATAACGTTGATAATTTGGAGTTTTGTGACGGATCATATAATCAGCAATACAGACAAGAATATGGAGCATCACAAAGACAACCCGTTTTTGCAGTCAATTTAAAAACATTAGAAGTATCAAGTTTTCAGTCACAGGCAGAAGCCAGTCGAGCACTCGGAGTTAGCCAAGGAAATATCAATGGTGTTATCAAAGGTAGCCGAAAACATACTCATAGTTTCTGGTTCGTAAACGACGACGGCCATGCCGTAGACATTGTAAAAAGCAAGCTGCACGACATTGGAAAAACTGGATTAAATATTAAACATCTAGCAACATCAAATATGCACTAGAGTTTGAACACACTGAATTAAAGAAAGGTTAGTGAAAATTATGGAATTAGAAATTGGAGACGTCGTTGAATTTAAGAAGTATGAAGATATGAACGATGATGAAATTTTTCATATTGGCAGGGATTTTTTTCCAAAATCAGGTAAAATAACAGAAATTAAAAATTATGGTTTCTTTACTATTGAAGATTATGGATATATATTTAATCCCAAATCTGTTGCAAGAGTGATCAGTGATGTTGATGATATTGACATTGACAGTTTAAAGCCAGGAGACGAGGTGCTAGTAAAAGTAACTATTAAAGATACATTCAATGAATTTGCTGAATTAATTCCGTTGGTTAAAAAAACAGACGTAACGAAAATTTTAAAACGTAAAGAACCAGAACATTTTATCGTTCAAGAAGATCATTACGGAATGTATATCAGTGGCAGATATTCGTTATCGTCTGCTAAAAGTGAAGCTAAAATTTACACATCACGTAATACTGCCAATGCTGATGCTGCGGACATGCAGTTGGACGACTGGGACGTAATTCCGTATGACAATTAAAGGTGAAGAGGCTTCAATCCAAGATAGTATACGTGTAGCGCTTGCGCAAGCTGGTTATATCGTATTTAGAGCAAACGTCGGCAAGGTTAAGACGGCCGATGGGCGGTTCTTCGATGCAGGATTACCTGTGGGTTTTCCAGATTTATTCGGCTACAAGCCTGAAAACGGGAAAATTTATTTTATTGAGGTTAAAACACCCCAAGGAAAGCGTCGGGAAGATCAAATTAGGTTTGCGAATGGTTTACGTAATAAGCAAGCCATTTATGGTGTGGCTCGCAGCGCTGAAGAGGCGGTAGCTATCGTAAGAGATGAGTTAAAAATATTAGATGACAAGCGATGACATCAAGGAACACCTTGAAAATAGTGATTGGAATGCTTACCAAGGTGGCCTGTTATTCAATGTATACAAATATATAGATCGTGCACCGTACAAGGGTAAACAGTTAGAAGATCTTAATAAGGCACGTTGGTGCCTTGATAAATTAATTGATGAGGTAATCAAAAATGAAGATCGCTAATTTTGCTACTAATTTTTTTATTTTCGCTGGGACTTTATGGGTTTTATATCGGATTGTGATGTCATTCGAAAGTGGAATGATTAACGGTATGGTTCACATTGTCGCGCTCGGAATTTACACATTGATTATTACTTATATATGTAAATACTATAAAAAATAGTGAGGGAAAAATATGATTGAGTATATTTCGTTTATTGCCACATTTAATGTTGTTGCGTTATTAATGCGTAAATATAAGTCGCCATTGTTACTTGTTATTGTTAATGCACTAATCACGTTAGTCGCTATGGCTGTGGTTGGAGTGTTAGGGGAGTGATATAGAAGATGCTTTTAATATTATCGTTTATTTTTTCAGCAGTATGGGCGATAGTCGCAACGAATGTTGTTAAAAACAGCCCTAAAACATGCTGGTTTATGATCGCTTTAATGTCGGTTCTAGTTTATTATTTATATTGACAGATTGGTAATCGCTGTGGGCTAATTGGTAAGCCACAAAGGAATGCGGGTTCGATCCCCGTCAGCGATATATTTCATAATTTACTCGTATAGCTCAGGGGTAGAGCACTCAACTTATAATTGAGTGGTTGCTGGTTCGATTCCAGCCGGGAGTATAGTTCCGAGAAGCGCGCACACGAAAGTAAAAGTTCCATAATGGAGTAGTCTTTGGAGACAAGCATTCTTTTACTAGTAGATAAACCAAAGTCTATCTGGTCTAACCTCGGTTGAGATAGATAAAGTCCTGATGACACGGTGCTATTAGTGCTAGTGTGTCGGGCATACATAATCATTTTTAGATTCAAGCCTTCATTTTTCATGAGGGCTTTTTATTTATTTTAATAAAGTTATTGACTTTTGTGGTACAGTACCACTATAATAATATTAACAAATCAAAGGAGGAAATAAAAAATGTTCATAAATAAAGAATGGGCAATGCCAAACAAGGAAACTTTTAAAATATATCCAATAAATAAATTATTGCACCGATATACAGATAATCTTGATGGTGTGGTGTTAGATCCGTTTTCTAATGGCGAAAAGGACTTTTGTACAGTTAATAATGATCTTAATGAAAGCATTGAATGTGATTATCATCTTGATGCAACTGAATTTTTAAAAATGTTCAAATTCCAATCTGTTGATATGGTTTTATATGATCCACCATACTCACCAAGACAAGTTTCAGAGTGCTATAAGGGTGTTGGAAAGAAAGTAACGCAGCTAGATACATCAGCCCATTTCAGAAGTAGTCATTTAGACCAGATAGCCCGTGTGATAAAAGTAGGAGGTAGATGTATATCCTTTGGGTGGAATACGAATGGGGTCGGAAAAAGCAGAGGATTTGTTACAGAAGAAATTTTAATAGTAAACCATGGTGGTAGCCACAATGACACACTTGTAACAGTAGATAGGAAGGTTAGATAATGAATATTACGTGTATTGAGATTGAAAATCCATATAGATATAGGGCCTATTGTGTAGGTAAAAAGCCCATGTACGATATTCAGAACCAATCTGTATTAAGTCCGTCAGATGCTATTGTTGAAAGTATCTTTAAAGATGAATGCAACAATGGAAATTCTAAATATATCGTCTCAATGAATGACGGAGAACGTATAACTATTAAATCAGATTTACTGATTATACATCAAAAATAAAAGTAAAGGAGGAAAAATAGATGGCTAAGAAATCAATTACACCAAGTTTAAGATTAAATGAGGAGGACTATTTGAAGCTCAAAGAACTAAAAGAGGAGTACGGTATTTCATGGACAAAATTCATTGAATACGCAAACGAATTAATCGAGAAAGATATGAAGAATAATGGACACTAAAAAATACGTTGATCGCTTCCGAAAAACGATTATCGATTACGGTATTCCCAACGGTAAAGTTACAATCGCACCTTATTCAAACGGTAGAAATGCTGGTGTAACCATGTTCAATGGTATCAACGTTGCTGATTATATGACATGTGACGATCAGTCCGTTAAGCTTATGTCAAAACAAGTTGCAAAGGATCTTCACGCTAAGTATAAAAGGGGGATTGGATTTTGAGGAAAGGCTATCGTGAATTATTAAACTACGTGCAGAAGATCGAAGAAAAATACGGGACTGTTTGCATGATGAGCGGACACGAACGTAAGTATATGATGAAATTATCTTATCCATGTTACAAAAATGAGTATGCTGATCTAAATAAGTACGAAATAACAATCATCGAGAGATATTTAAAAGGTGATATTAACGTTCGCCAATTAGCATATTATTTGGGTGGAATTACAGAAGCGAAAGCAGAACACAAGGCTCAACTTTATAAAGCCGGACGTTATGAATTTACAAACCACAGGAATTATTGGGAGTTGAAACGAAAATGACAGAATTAACTAATGGAGAACGTGGACTATTGAAGTGGGTATTACAAGAGGTCAAAAGTCAATATTCAGTCCAGCCACTCGAAAGTTTGGCAGATGTATGCGAAGCAATTGACTTAGGCCAAGCACCGGCTGGATTAGAGAGGCCGTATTATGGAATGAATTATAAACATCAGTTGATTTTTCTAACTGAATATATTAAGGCAATGGAGAATGATAAAAATGACTAATTTACAACAAGGCGATTGTTTAGAGTTAATGAAAGACATTCCAGATGGTTCAATTGACATGATTTTATGCGATTTACTGTATGGCACTACTAGTTGTAAGTGGGACACTGTTATACCATTTACTCCATTGTGGGATCAATATAAAAGAATAATTAAGGACAGAGGACAGATCGTACTTTTTGCGACAGAACCGTTTACTTCACAACTCGTTAGTTCAAATTTAAAGTGGTATCGTGAGCACTTAACTTGGATCAAGCATAGACCATCAAACTTTGCAACAGCACATTATCGGCATATGAAATATACAGAAGATATTATTACGTTTGGGAATGGAAGTGGGACGTACAATCCACAAATGCAAAAAAGGATAAGTCCCAGGGTTGCCCAGGTGCAAAAGAACAATTGGATTATGCAGACTCAGAAAAAAAGTGAAATTGCTTTTAAAAGTGACAGAAAACCTCTAGATTCAAAAAAATGGGACGCCAAGTTAAGATTTCCGATGGACTATCTATTATTCCCAGCAGTGGTTGGTAATTCCAAGGAAAAAACAATCCATCCCACTCAAAAGCCTGTTAAGTTATTAGAGTATCTCATTAAGACTTATTCTAACGAAAACGATACTGTAATAGATAATTGCATGGGGTCAGGTTCGACAGGGGTAGCCTGTGTGAATACTAGTCGCAATTTTATCGG